TTGATCGGCCATCGTCTCAGGGAAGCTGGAATCGGTGTTCGGGTAGCATCCAAACGTGCCGTCAAGAATTGCCGCTGGATTGAATTGCTGCTGACCCGACCCGCCTTGAATTGCAATCGAGTCCCTGTCTGCCAACATCTTGGCCGCGAGAATAACGCCAATCTCATACGTGCCAGCGAATAGCCACTGCAGTCCGCCCCACGCCGGGGATAGCTGGCCCTTAGCCTGATCGCTGAGCATCTTCTGTCCACTGGCAGTCTCCTGGTCCGGGGTGCCGCTGCCGTACAAGCTGGGCAAGTCGCCCGAGGTGAATTGAGCCAGCTGCAAGAGGCGGTCGATGTTCTGCACCAACTCCGGAGGCAATTGCGCAGCCTGCTCCTGCATCACGAGGTCCGTGATTGAAGCGCCTGGCGGAACAACAATTGTATGCACCATGCCAGGGGCAGATCGTTGCTCATTTATGGCTTCTGAATCTACCGCCCCATCAGCTACCCACGTCGCCGGAATGCTGAACTCGAAGTGCTCGCGAAGCATGTTCATCGCGTCATTGAATGCCATCTGTATAGGCACAACATCATGCAGCAGTGAAGGGCGGCTTGATCCCTGCCCGGGTGCCGGCCACTCGCAGCGGAGTGCGTCTTCCATCTTCTCCGGTACGCACTTCACAGCCTTACCGCTGATGACCGTTACGTGCACGCCATCGGGATAGAGGGCCTTTAGCTCCTTCTGCGCATCGTCAGACGCCTTGCGGAAGCGGCTGGGCCTGATCCACGCATGGTGCTCGGTGACGAGGTTCTTGATGGTTTCAGCTTCGCCGCTCTGGCCTTTCTTATTGGCCAGGATGCCGAGACGGGCGAAGCGCTCGTAAGCTGTCTCGCTCGTTCCGCCCTCGCTGGAGCTGATGTCGTCGGCGAAGTCGGGGTTCTCCTCTTTCGCCTCCCACTTGTCCACCTCCTCCGACAGAACTGCGTATCCCCACCGCTCCATCTTGCGGGCGAAGATCGGCACTTTTGACTCAAGAACGCCGTGAACCGTGCAGCGGAGCTTGCCTTTGGCGTCTACTCGCGTCCAGGTGATCGTGCGGCCGTCCGTGCAGAAATAGCCTGAGACTTCAGCCTGCCGGTCCTTCATGTGGACCAAGCGGTCTACCCTGTGCCTCATCTTCTCGGCATAGCTGGCCGCGGTGACGTCCACGGACCTCTGCAGGTCGTCAGCAACAAAGTTGATGCCCGGGGGATTCTGGCTCAGGATCGACACAAAAGAGCGCCAGTGCGGGGCGTAGATGTTGTATACGTCCATGAACCTTGGTAGGGCCTGCCCACTCGCCTCGGGATGCATGTAGGTGTGGCTGCTTGAATCCCACCATAGGTACTGATGGCCGTTCCTGAAGTTCCTTTGCTGCCACGCCTTTCTGACTTCAGCACGGCGTGCGCTCAACTCTTCCTTGAGGATGCCAGAGACGAGAGACTCCAGAGCCTTGCGGCCTTCGTCGGAGAGTTTAGGTTCTGCCTGCGCTTGCTCATCGAGTTCAGGCATGACCGGCGCTGTGCTCAACTGGCTTCCTTCTCGCAGCGGCAGCGGGGTTCCACCTCTGAGCTAACGCCATATTTGATGGCGCGACAACTCTTGCATTGCCATGCGTAGCAGAGTCCTCCGCTAGTTGGTCCACTGGCATATGTTCCCACGCCCATGTCGCCTTCGCACCCATCAAGAGAGAAACATCCGCGATTGGGCAGCACGACGCGCACGACGCATCCATCAGTTGAATTCACTTCGTCACCTCGGGCATAACAGCATCTTCATTCCATGTGCGGTAGCGAAGCTTGGGCCTTAGTTCGTCGGCAGGTGCACCATTTGAAATCACGGGAAGCGTCTGCTTTCGCTGCTCCAGCGCATAGATGCGGTCATGGTCGAGCGTGCAGCCATGATTGAGGTCACGCACATAGCGGTGCTCGCGCCGGACAAACCAGATGCAGCCAGCAACCGCGCTCATCGTGACCCCAAGCAGTACGCCGAGAAGTTCCATCAACCCTCCGACCGTGCTTCATCAAGCAACTTCTCGGCATCTGCCACTTTCTTGGCGATGGCGGTTTGGTTCTCGTTGTGGTCGAATTTGACGACTATCCAAGATCCGCCCTTGTCGCTCTGAACCTCTTCGCTCATCATGCCGAAGCTACCGCCGTCAAGGACTTCCGGCTTGTCCTTGATGAGCATCGAGCAAGACCTCGCGCAGATGTTGCCGTCATTGCTGAACATGGGGAACGTATTCTCCCCGTTCATGGTGTAAGCGCTATAGCGCTGCGGATAGATGCGCATCAGTACTGCCTCCCGAATCTCTGAGTCTTAGCCTTGCGCTCTGCCCGCATCTTCATGTCCAACATGCTGGCAACGTTGGCGTTTGGAGCGGCCGCTATGGCCTCTCGATGTATCTCTGCCCACGGCTTCTTGCCTGGGGCGCCGTGGATCATGTAGAGCCCGTATCCTGCGCCCTGCAGGGGGTCATCCCCCAAGAACTCCTCAATCTTTTCCGGCTCTTTCTCACGCCGGATTGCAATTGGTATGACTTCAGTAAGGTGCGTGCAGTTCTCTTCGATCTGCCAAGCAGCCTGAAGAATCGGCTGGCCATTATCTGTGGTGCCAGTCTGCACCCGCTTCTCTAATTGCTGATACATCAACGTCTCGCGTCCAAGCTTGTCCTTGCCTGAGTTGCTCGGGACCGGCAATCCAGCATCGCGAATGATTCGCCCCATCCGGATGTCGATCGGGTTCGCATTGCTACCCATCGTCTTTGTTGCCTGACTCGCAAAGGCGTCATGAGAGAGAGCGAAGCCGACAAACTTGGGCATCGATCCATCTTCGTCGTAGCTGTTCTTGACGATGGTCTCGGCCAATACTTCCGGGTTCTGATGCTTCACCAGCACTTCGCGGTACGTGCGGACAATACCGAAATCGTCCATGTAATGCCAGTAGGTTGCGGCCCAGTGCTCAAATCCCCAGTCACAGGAGATCCACCGCTTATTCCACGGCTTTATCTGCACTGTCGATGCCTTGTAGACGTTGTAGGCCGGGTCCCAGGCGCCAGAGAAGTAACCTCCGGCAACTCCCCATGTTCCATTCATCAGCGCCTCTCGGACTGGGCCTGTATAACTATTCAGGTTCTCAAGAAATACCGGGTCGTTCGCATAAACCGGATTGTCCAGATAAGTGCAGGGGAAGTAGGCGTAATCCTCTGGCTTATAAAACCTCCGCTGCGACTCGTCCATCTCATCGCATGGCTTATGGTCCACAAACAGGCTCTTTACCCACTTAGCTCCAATGCCGATGGGGTTTCCCGCGCCGTTCTTGGTTGCAAACTGGCTCACTGGGCATCTATTCCATGCCGAGGTCGCATTCCACTGCTTGAAGGTGAACTCACACAGTTCGTCATAGCTGATGCGTAGCCACTGGCCCTGCCAGTCCCAAGCGTTGTGGTCGTACTGCATTGACCCGAAGCGCGTAATCGCCCCATTCTTCCAGGTGCAAATCTTCTTTACTTCATTCCAACTCTGGTAGAGCTCCTGCGGAATCTTCTCGCGAAACCTGCTTACCAGCGTCGATTCAAGCTTTGGCTGCGTGCGGCGAAGCATCAACGTCTGCACCTGCTTGGCATCGTCAACATTGAACTCGTTGCAGGTCAGCATGTCCTCTACGATCATGCACAGCGTCTTGCCTGGGCCTGCCGCGCCGCCGAGGAAGTTCTTGGAGGCAGTTGAAGCATGGAACAGCGCCTGCTTCGGGTACGGACTGTAGGTCTTCTTGAAGTCGATTAGGAACCGATCAATACCAGTTTCCATTATGTGCGCTTCGGCCTGGGTATGTCGTGCTGCAATGTCACTGCCCCGGTGTGCTCAACCTTGTCCTTGTACAGCGAGTGATAGCGCATCAGCATATCCAGGGCTGCGCGCCGATCTGAAATCTTTACCTTCTTCAGCAGTCCGTAAGCATGCTTCTGCTCGCCGTCGCCCCCAAACAGTTCAGTCACTTCCAGGCCGGCGATGACGGAGCGCGTGTCCTCGTCAATGTCCTTGATGGACTTCAGGGAACCGTCAGCTTCAAACAGATTCGCGGGGTCAAAGAATGCGAGTCGAGCGACCTCTTTCATGACTCGCTCAACAGAAAAATCCAACTTATCGAGCGCTTTTTCCGCTTTCTTGCCAAGTTCTGCTGCAACCTTGACATTGCTCAACAACCGACTACCTTGAGATTCAGCCGTCTTTGCGCTGTAACCTGCTGATATAGCGGCCTTTGTTGCATTCAGTCCATTCGCTAAATATTCAGCAACAAAGCGCGTCTGTTTCGGGGTTAGCGCCATTGGTTATTCCATTCCCAAACTAGACATTGACTGCTCTCACCACAATCAAATCTCCCACCTTCACACCACCAACTGGTCCATCAAAGTTGAGGTGCTTGCCGCGTATGGTTCGTATCGTGGCGCCAGCGAACGAAGACGAGCGCGCATCGCGGCAGAAGTCAACATTCTGCCCGCAATAGAAGCGTGAAGGGCTATCCACCACGATATGTTTCCGTCCGAGGCCAACAACGACATCGAGTACGCCGTCCATGTGATCGCCGCCCATTAGACATTGACCGGAATGTGGGAGATATAAACGTCATGGCTGAAGTCATACGGCTGGGCATCGGTCGAGCGGATCTGTATGCGGTTCACAAATTGCGGGAACTCCAATTCGAATCGCTCCTCTTCCACCAAATACCAGAGATTCACTTGAGCCCCCCCTTATGTCTTTGGTGTCAACTGACGAATGATGTCTGATACGCAGAAGTGCCAAAATATCCAGACGCATACCATCCATCGCACCGGCATTGGTATGAACGCCTTGATGATCTGGGTGATTGTCACGAGCCGAGGG